ATGAAGATTTTGACTGGAACTTTTATATTAGTCATCACAATCAATACGAACGCAAGATCAATCATGTTTGGAAAAATGACAACTATTACGATGGCATTGCATTAATCAGCAAGGATTTAAATATCAGTCAACGTGAAATTGATTATAGATTCTTTGTTACTAAAAAAGAATATGACGAAGTTGGTAGTATGCCTAAGCCGTATGATATTGTGTTTATTAGTAATGGAGAGCCCAACGCCGAAGAAAACTATGATGCACTATCTTACTTGTTTCCGAGAGCCAAGCGTGTAATGGATATTAAGGGTATTCATGCTGCTCACAAACGTGCTGCTGAACTAGTTGAAACAGAAATGTTTTGGGTAGTTGATGGCGATGCAGAAATCATTGACGGATTTGACTTTAGTTACTATGTTCCAGCATACGACATCGACGGCAAAGATACTGTGCATGTGTGGAGAAGTTTAAATCCGGTTAATAAGTTAGTATATGGGTACGGTGGTGTAAAACTATTACCTACTATGTTAACAAGAAACTTAGACGAAACTACAACAGACATGACTACTAGCATTAGTGATAAGTTCAAAGGTGTTAACGAAATGAGTAATACTACTGTGTTTAACACAGATTACTTTAGTGCATGGCGCAGTGGATTTAGAGAATGTGCAAAGTTAGCATCAAAGGTTATTGATCGTCAACAAGACGAAGAAACAGAGTTTAGATTAGATGCATGGTGTACTAGAGGCGCCGATGAATGGCACGGAGAAGCAACTATTGCTGGCGCAATAGCGGGTCGTGCGTTTGGTACTGAAAACAAAGGCAATGCCGATGAGTTGAAAAAGATCAACGATTTTGAATGGCTACACGAAACCTTTAAGCAATCATATCCACAAGTTTAATAACAGTGTCTAGCTTTTTTTGATTGGTTTTACTTCTTAAAGTATTGCTCAAACCGTTGTGTAACGGTTTGGGCCATGCACCAAATGATACCCATGCATATCCATTGTGCTCGTCGTTTAGTGTGGGTATAAACTCATTATCTATTACACACAAATATGTATGAAAACTAAAATGATTGTCGCTGCTTATAAAGGTCTCTAACGGAATAGTTTTTCTAATATTTGAAACTTCACCAACTTCTTCGTCAATTTCTCGCTTTAAGCCTTCCCACGGAGTCTCGGATCCTTCGTTTGTTCCGCCAACTAACCCCCAGAGATTATTTCTTTTTCCTTTGGTGCGATGTAAAAATAGAAACCTCTTTGTTTCGAGACTATAAAATAGAGCACCACTACAAATTATTTTATTCATACAAATACTTATTTTAAAGTGTAATAGTCCAAGTGCCTCGTGGATAATACCCGTCAACTGCACTTTGCCAGTAATAGCCATTCCAATAAAACTGTTGTCCAGTGGTTACATTAGTAACATACGTAGTTTCATTGTCGTTACTTGCATTCCATATATTAACCCATTTAGACCCGTCCCATTCAACAATGTCATTTGCATCTGCTGAAAAGTCAGTGTCGTCTGCATTTTTCCACGCAGCCGGGCCTTGTTCATTGAGATTTAAAACATACGAAACTTCGTCGTCTACATTATATTTTGTAGTTAAATTCAATACAACCTTATTATCAATGTTTGTTTTTGTTGCAGCAACTGGCGTACCGTTAACAAACACTTGGAATGAAGTTACACGTTCGTCGCCTTCTCGTCCTGCTAAATCACTACTAGTGATAATATAATCTATATCAGTATCTATTCTTGTACTGCTAGAGGTTGCTGTAAACGCACGTTCAACTTTGTAACCAATAGGGCCGAGCATTAGTATTCTTACACCCGAAGCCTTAACAGTGTTAGGATTAAATGTTATTGGATCAACAATATAGTCTATTGTACCATCTGATTTGGTTGGTCCGACCAAAATAGTATTTGCTGGCAATGTATCCTCGTCCCAATCAATGATCATATTTATTGTGTCGTTTTCGTATACATTAAATGTACCAACTATCTCGCCAGTCATTTCTGCTCTACGTAATCTAATCTGACTTATACCAGGTTGATATTTAGATGGCAACTCAGCTTCAAGAATATTTTTCCAGCTAATGTCACCTACACGCAAGCTCTTATTTTTTGCCAACTGTGCAGTATCATCGTCGACAATCAAATCAAAGTTGCGATAACTCACTACCAATGGGTTTGATAAGTCAAGAGTACCGTCTCCGATAGTTTGAGTACTTGTAATACCAATACTACCGTCATTAACAATAGTTCCATCTGGCAATACTGTAACTCCGTTTGCTACTCCAGTATCTCCGGTAGTAGAAGGGTTAAATCCTTCTAAGCTAATAGTACCTGCGTCTTGGTTGTAAACACTTGTAATAATATCTGTAATAATGCCAAGTTTTTTAACTTTACTCGGTGGTGATATATAAATGGGCGCAGTAAATCCTAATGTTGCAACATCGATATCATCTTGTGTTCCTACCGGTACTGTTCTACTACTAAAGTTAATATCTTCTAAGTATAATACACTTAAACTTGTCCAGTCGACATAGTTGTCAGATGTTTGAAACTCTAAGTCAGGATTAAACAACATAAAGATTTGTTCTAATATTTGTAGTTTTTGATCAGTACTTGTTGACCAAACATCAACATTAACACTTAATGTGTAAGGAGTTGGATGCAATCGTTCGACTGTATATCCTTTAGCTTGACTTGCTGTGTAACTGTTTGTTCCTGCATCAAACTCTTTTTCTCTAAGATTAATTTTACTTATATAACTGCTATCGCTTAGTCTAGCTCTGTCCATTTGCAAACTAGTAATGTACACGCCCATCCGTGGCGCACTTGGTAGTTTGTTGTCACTGTTTTCTCTAATGATACTAGCAACTTGTCTTGTAATGTCTCCGTATAATACCGGAACTACTTTGATGTCGCCTTCGCCGTCACGATAGCTAAAGTTACTAAATGCTCTTACAATCTGTGTAATGTATCTACGTATTTGTCCGTCATAGAAAAACTGCATTAGTCACCTGCCTTTGCTCTTAGAGCTTTACTTAGAGCCTGTCTTTCGACAACATCTTCTCCGCTAATACTATTTACTGTTGTGTTGTTTATAAATGTGCCTTTTAGAGTATCGCGACCACTTGTTTGTGTGAGTGTGGTTCTTACTGAATCTTCTATTTTGCGCCAACTATTTCCATCGTATCTAAACAATCTATTAGGAGACAAATCAATTCTTAAAAAGTAATCGCCTGTATCCGGTTCGCCTGGAAAACTAATGCCAGTACCATACGGTGCACCGTTAGGAGGTATTCCGTCACCAACAAGATATCCTTGATATCCGTTTCCATCTGGAGTAACAAAAACTGTATCTGCTGTTATTCCGCCGTCTGCTAATAATGTATCGTAGTCAGTACTTACTATTTGAACCTCGCCTACATCATTAACTTGTAATGTGTAAAACTGTATAGTTTCGTAGCCGCTCAATGGAACATCAATTTCAGCTTGCGCAATAATAGCATTGTTTATTTCTATCTCTTTATTATATGTACTAAGCACATCTCTAAGAGTTGTGTCACTACCTTCTTCTGCTGGTAAATCTAGTATATCCTTGTATTCTTGCGAATCGAGTATTTGCTTGCTTCTTATTCTGTACAAATGTGGATACCAAGTTTGACTAAATCCTTCTGCTGCTCGTGTTACTTCATCAACAACATAAAAACGTTTTAGTGCAACACTATAATCGTTAGCAGCATACTCGTCTTTCATATGCGGTAGTTCTATTACATCGCCTGGCATAATCTTTCTGCCAAGTTGTTTAACACTACTGTTGATGTGTATTGTCATAAACAATGTATCATTTTGTAAAAACAACCCAAACTGACTTAGATCAAAGTCTTGGTCGCTCAGATTGTAATGACCTCGAATAGTGTAAATGTCTTCATCATATTTGCGATCTCTATTTTCTAAAAATAACAAGTCTTGAATGTTGGTTTCTTTAACAACGTCGTAAACGGGTTGTTCAGCAGTTGCATCATCTTCTAACGTAGTCTTTGGACCAAGATATTTGTGTATATTAAAATCAGTCCCTCCAACGGTAAACTGTTCGAGGACAACGCCATCGATGAAACTGTAATCTTTTGTTTTTTGCGGTCTATATAAACTTAGTCTTGGCATATGTATATTTAGCATAAATACTTGTGGAGACAAACAATGACCGACTTAACAACACAAAAACAAGAAGTATTTGATTATGTAAACGCTTTCTTAGGCGGAGGAATGGTTGACGTTGAACTAGACCCAATCCACTACAATACAGCACTATCAAAGAGTCTAAGCAAATATAGACAGCGCAGTGAAAACGCAGTTGAAGAAAGTTATATTACACTTGCATTATCACAAGATCAAAACGCATACACATTGCCTACTGATATTATCGAAGTAAGAAAAGTTTATAGACGCAGTGTTGGTAGTAGACTTGGCGGCAACGCAAGTGGCGGCACAACGTTTGAACCATTTAACCTTGCTTATACAAACACATATTTGTTGGCAGGAAGTGGCATCGGTGGCCTGGCAACAT